AACCCCGCAATTAAAAAAGCAGAAGCTAAATTAAAAGTAAAAATAAAATGTATACTTACTATTATTCCTATAAAAGGAATCATATATAAAAGTCTACCCATTATTTATATTCCTTTCCTATACTTTTGTAATAGAGTTTCTTAAAATTAATTTCTTGTAGTAGTGTAGCAGGTAAATCAGTTAAGCCGGTGAGTGAAGAAACATACTGTCTTACATAAGGAAAAATTATATGTGGACAATCTATTGCAAGGGCTTCTTCTTTTTCTGTTTCATTTTTAAAATCATTAAGCCGAAACATCCCTGCATAAACAAAATTTAAAATATATAGATGTAAATAATCAGCAGTATTAGGCCCTGTAGACTTCCTGTTTGTAGCCGCTATATTTATAGTTAGATTAACTTCATGAACATCTATTCCGTTTATTATATGTTCACCATAACTTGAGTTACATGAGAAGTCTGTGCTTACTTCGCCGTTCTCTTGAACTAACTTGTCAAATACTGCAGGACTATCTGGTGTTTCTATGTTTGATTCTTTTAAAAATATTCTGTCTATTATAATTTCACTCATTACTTGTTCCATCCTTTTCTTAGTTGTCCATCAGGTATATATTGATTCATATACTTTGTATCTTTTAATTCTTCTTCTGATTCTTTTAACGCAGCAAGTAATTTATTTTCATACCATTCAGCTTTCTTTAAATCTTCTACCCCGTTCTTATAACGGAATCTCCATCTGTATTTCATAGAGTTCCCGCGTAAGTAGCCTATAAATTCTTCTATACTTAACATAGCTTTGATTGCATCAATACATTCTACTTGGCCTTGATTGTAATGCTCTGGATTATTAACTAGATCTTTCATTACTTATACTCCTTTGGTAAAGTTTCTTCAGTGTACCAAGTAAACTCATTAGCTTCCGCCCACTCAGCATGTGTTCTTTTAGTACCATCTTTTCTTTTCTTAGCTGCAGGCATAGGAGCATACGGCTTTTGAAATAAGAATATAAGTTCCGTTGTACTAGGTAAAGCTTTCCTAACCCATAGATACTTACTGTACTCAGCGTGATCCCAGAACCTACCCTTTGCTTCAATAAGTATTTTATCTTTTGCAAAGTCAGGCTCGTAGGTATGCGCTACTACATAAGGTACTTTGTTTGTATGGTGACTCCAGGACTTAAGTATACCCTGATGTAGCTGATACTCCCACTTACTATCGTATCCTTTAGGAACATTCTTTTCTTTAGGTCTTATTTTTCTAGGAAATCTACGCGGCAATTTCTTCTACCTTCGGTAAACGCTCAACTTTTGTTAAGTAAGCTAAACGATTAGAGTATTTAAAAATCCTTAAGCCTGCTCCATCATTAGCATCTTTATGACATTCAAACTTATGCGCACACCAGTTACATTCATTAGGTAGTTTCATGTTTCCAGAAGCCCCGTCAGGTATAGGACTATAGCATCTAGCAGGAGGCACGTTCTTTTTTAACTGTTGCTTTATTGTTTTAATCTTATCCTTAATATTAGGCTTATCTAAACTTAAAGGTTTAAATAAATTTAACTCTCCTGATTCTTTATTGATAGCTAAGAACCCACCGCCTGTAGTTTGTTCTGCTTCTTCATAGCCTGCTAACTGTGCAAGGTATCCGAAAGAATCTTTTTGAGGAAGCGTACCAAACAAAAATTTCTTAAAGGCAAAGTTAGATGCTGACTTAATATCTACTACCTCTCCATCTATCTTACAATCCATGTGTCCTTTAATACCTTGAACACTAACTTCTTTCTGTTGATCTGTTATCTTATGTCCTGATAACTTAACTAAAAACAAAACAACTTCTTCAAGCAAGTGGCCGTATAAAAATTTAATCTGTGTTGAAGCAGCTAATGTATTTTTCTTAGGATCTGTTTTCATATCATACCATAGTTGCCTTTCAGGTCTACCTATATTAGACATGCGTAAGTAAGGTTTCTTTACTTCTCTTGGCGTAAGCCAGTGTTTCATAGCTGACTTCATACCTTCTGCAAACTCATCTAATTGTTTATCAGTAACCTTTAAAGTTTTACCGTCACTAATTTTAGATACTTCTTTGTATATGTCCTCTACTACTGTGTCTAATTTCTTCATGCGTTTTCCTTTTGGTGTTTTGCAAAATACTCTAATGCTCTTTTAATATTGTTTGAATCTTCTTGAAAAAATCCTAACCCTTTATTGCAACCAGCACATAGGTAATCTCTAAATTTATGAGTATCATGACAGTGATCTAAGTTCCATATTGTTTCTTTACCAACAGAATTTTCCTTGCCTACTAAACAAATAGGACACTTATGATTCTCATCTGGAGGAAGAGCCTTTCGTTTTAACCTCGATTGTATACGACCAACATCACGTTCACAACTTCTACATTCTCTTCTTCTCCATCTGCGTTGTATATCTGACCACGGAAAATCCTCTAAAGGTTGCAGCTCTTTACAAACAGAACATACTCTATTATTAGGATCTTTTATTTTTAAAGGTTTATCTTTTTTAAAAAAATCTAACTGCTTAGTGCGTCTCACTCCAGTTATCTCCTATTTTATACTCGCCATCTAAAGGGCAATTCATATTCAATACAGTAGCAGTATCAATCATAGCTTGTACTCCTAGCTGTCCTACTTGTTCAGCCTGATCTTCTCTAACTTCTATCTGCCATTCGTCGTGTATGTTAGCTACAAACTTAGCATCCAAGTTAAGTTCTTTAATCTTATTATCTAACAATACTAAAGCAGTCTTCATAATAACTGCGCCACCGCCTTGCAATAAAGTATTTAAACTAAGCCAAACTTTTTCTTTATTCATATGTATAATTCTACCATCTAATGCTTTAAGATATAGCTTAGCTTCGACTGATTTTATAACCATCTGTGTAAGTAAAAGAAGAGAAGGTAAGTTTTTGTAAAAACGTTTCTTTAAAGCAGCCCCTTCCTTTGCACTTCCGTTTACTATCTGCCCAATCCTAACATCACCTGCAGAATATATAAGCGCATAGATAAAAGTCTTAGCTTGATCTCTAGTTGTAAGACCTGCAAAGGCTTGATTAGTACTGTGAATATCCCCTGTAATAATTGCATTAATATAATCTTTATCTTTCATATAGTGTGCTAAGACTCTAAGCTCAAGACCTGAAGCATCTATACCTACTAACTTATATCCTTCCGGTACTGTCCAACAACTTCTACATTCTTTACCGTAAGGCTTACCTTCTTTTGGTGTCTGTGCTACGTTAGGATTTCTATGTGTCATTCTTCCTGTATAAGCTCCGTTAGGTATAACAAAACCGTGTACTCTACCGTCTTTAGATAACTCTAACCAAGAGCTAACTTGTGCTACTCTTTTTTGAAGCATCATAAACTCAGCAATAAGTGTTGCTTCGGGTATACCTTTAACTTTTTCTAAGGTAGTTTCATCTACAATAGGTTGGCCAGTAGGTGTAAACTTATTAGGTTTCCATCCAAAGTCTATAAGGTATTCACCAATTTGTTTACGACTAGCTAAGTTAAACTCTACCCATTTCTGACGCATAAAAGGTTGAAAGTTATTTGCTTTAACTTTAATAAGTTCTTCGTCAGTTAACTTAGGTACTTTAGATAACGTGTTATCTTTATTAAACTTAGGGGTAATTAATCTATCATCTACCCACTTAGGCTTAAATGTTTCGTGTACTTCTTTCTCAAGCATAGCCATCTTAGACTTTAGTTTAGCAGTAAGAAGGGTTGCTTTCTTTTCATCTAACATAAAACCAGTAACTTCTTGTTGTTTTATTATCTTAGCTATTGAATGTTCAAGATCAACAGACTCTTGACTAAACATTTCTACATTTTTTAATAGTTTATAATATATGTCTGCATTTAATTCTACATCCTGGATACAGTAAGCACCCATCTCTTCAGTGTACTCATCCCAGCTATCAGGTTGTATTGCTTTTCTTTTAGAAATATCGTTTGGATAAAGAAGGTAGCCCCAGTTACATAAACTATGGCCTCCTGTAAGTTGGGGGTTAACCAAGCGGGATACTACTAACGTATCTTCGATATGGTTAGTCAAGGCGACATCGAAATGTTTTTTAATTACGGGGAGATCGAAGCCTATGATGTTATGACCTATCAGTACATCAGCAGTAGCTAAAAGATCTATTCCTTCTTGTAACTTATCAGGGGGAAACAAACGTGTCTCGCCCCCGATAACTTTAGTTACTATACAGTGTATTACATTACCTTCTAGACCATCTGTTTCTACATCAAATACTATTTTCTTAAAACGGTGATGAGAAATTTTGTTGGGGAGAGAGATCAAGGTCTGTTTCATAGAGTCTTCCTGTAGTTGAATTATATTTTAAGCTGCAAGCTAATCCGGTATCCCCTGTGTACCTAGATTTTAATACTCTTATCTTAGTTGTGTTAGCTTCTTCTGGATCATCTGCCTGTTGATTTCTTTCTAATGCTATCACACAATCAGACAACTGTGAAATCCCTTGTGATCCTTTAAGGTGAGAAAGAGATACTTCGATACCTTGCTCGTGTCCTTTCTCGCCTGCTGCTCTCCTAAGATGAGATACAAGTATCATACCTACACCTGTTTCCTCTACTAAAGAACGGAGGCGGGTCATTAAGTTATCTATGCCTCGTCTTTCATCTCCCTCTGTCATCACATTAATAAGCATATGTAAGTGATCGACTACCACCCATTCACACTGACAGCCTACTATAATATATCTAAGTTTAGAAAAGATTTCATCAACATTAGTAGCGCCTAAATGCGCATGAATAAAAACTCTACCATCCTCAATAACACTATCGAATAAAGTTTCTAATTGTTTGTCAGAATACTTGGCTCTTTTCTCAGCTAGATAAAGTCTATCGTTAGCTTCTATAGAAACAATACCGTCTGCTGTTCGCCACCAATTTTCTTCAAGAGCTACTATGCCTACGTTGTCTGTTGTATTTTTAATAAGCCAGTGTTCTAGCTCTCTAGTTACACTCGACTTACCTAATCCTGTACCGCCAGTAAGAGTAACAAGTTCTCCTTTACGCATACCATATAGTTTTTTATTAAGCCCATCCCACGGATAAGGAACACACTCTTTATCTTCTCGATGTAACCACTCTGATTTCTTACTGGATAATTCCAGGATACCTGCTGGTGTATAAGTTTTAGAATTCCACCAAGCTTGAGTAAACTCTTCAAACTTTCCTTGCTTAAGCATATCGTTAGCATCTTTAAAGCCTGTAGGAAAAGACATTATCTTAGTTTTGTTAGGCTTTAATATGCGCGCTACTTTTCTTGCTGCTTCCTGTCCTGCCTTATCATTATCAAAAGCAAGTACTACATTCTCGTAAGCTTCTACAAATTCTAAGCTCTCTCTAATATCTTTAACTGCTGAAGCACATCCACGCTTAAGAGAAACTACCGCCCACTTGCCTCCAAAAAGTTCATGAACAGCCATCGCATCACACTCACCCTCTGTAATAGTAAGGTACTTGCCGCCTTTGGTTGGAAATAATTGTTCTCCAAATAATCCTGTGCCTTCAAAGTCTCCGCTAGAATAAAAATCTTTAGTATCTATTAATCTAGTTTTAGTAGCGACCACTTCATTATTACTATAGTAAGGGTACACATGTTTATTAGGGCTAGACAATACGCCAAAAGCTTTAGCTGTTTTGAGGCTGATCTTTCTATCATCAAGAGAATTGTAAGATCCTTTATAAGAATGGTTACATGTCATATCATACCTAGCTATGCTGAAATCTTTGTAGGGTATGCTGGGTGTGCTGCTTTGTATCCCAATCTTTTCAGATGATACTCTGGCTTCACAACCGAAACAATAAGTATGACCATCACTATATAAACTATTGTTATCTTTGCTACCGCAAGACTCACACGGTAGATGTTTAATAAATGTATTTGTTTCTGTATTCAATATACTTCCCCAAGTTAATTATAAAACCCCTTTACCTGCGCGCTCTGCTCAACTTGACTACACAATGTATCTACAGCGCTGCAAATAAAGGGGGTGAAACGTTAGTTGTTATTTAACTGCTTCTTCTTCTTCCTTTTCTACAGGTGAATCAGCGTTTACAATAGCAATTATTCTACTTGAAAAGAAATTAATACTTGCGTCTATCTCTTCCATATCTAATGCAAGTGTTGCTTTCTTTTGATTCAATCTTTGTAG